TTTTATCCTATCGCTACCACCTTGATGTATTTAGAAGCCCAAGAAATGCCGGAAGCTGCACCAGAGACATTAAGACCTACAAACCCATTAACGGCTAACTGTACACTTAACTGAGTAGTGGATATAGCTTTTACTTGAGCACCGTAAGAATTAGATGAAGCATCAGTAGGTGATACAATATACGGATTAGTACCACTGGAATCGTCACCAGCGTATACCGTAACTGAGAAGTCAGTAGTTCCTAAGTTATGTGTAAATGTTAATAAGGCAGCGTTAGCGACGCTAGTGGAACCGTCTGTATTTACCCATCCTGTGCTGTATTTAGAAACAGCACCCGCTGCAGCCCAACTAGTTCCGTTATAGGATTCGAGTTGATTAGTAGTAGTATTAAAGATAGTCTCCCCATCTGTTGGGCTGCCTATTGCATCCCTTTGAGTTGTTGTTAATCTAGGAAATACAACCCCACCTGTTGTGGAAACTACTTCGAGGGGTGCGGAGGGGTAAGTCGTACCAATACCAACCAGCCCGTCGGAGTCGATACGCATGTGCTCACTGGTCTGCCCCCAGAAAGCATTAACACCTCCCCTAGCTTGAATGATAATATTTTCTCCCGAAGATGATGTGATATGCAAATTATCGTTGGCTCCGTTACCTATAGTATGTCCATCTCCAAATTCTATTGTTCCATTAACGTGTAAATTGCCGTCGGAGTCGATACGCATTCGTTCTGTTTCAGCACCACTTTCAATTGTCTCTACTATAAACGCAGGATTTAAATCACCATCTGTACCTATAAGCCTAACACCTGTCGATGTGCTCCGCGATAGGCGTAAGTTTGGATTTACTCCTATTGTATTTATGTGTAACTCATCACTAGGAGCTGAAGTGCCGATTCCTACATTTCCATTTGTCTGTACATTAAACTTAGAATCAGTGTTACTAATTTTTACAGCGGTTACTGAATGGTCTGCTAATTGATCTGTATCGACTGCATCGTCAGCTATCTTACTATTAGTAACAGCATTGCTTTGTAACTGATCCTCTCCGATTGTACCTGTTATAGCCACACCGAAACCACGTTCGATGACTACAATGTCTTCACCACCACTAAGAGTGTTAACAATCGTAAGAGTATCAGTGTCAGGGTCTACTGTATAGTCTGTGGTGGGTTCAAGAACTGATCCGTCAACACTTACATCGTAAGCTGTATCTCCGTTTACTTCAGCACCTGTAACACTGTATGTAGTATTAGCTCCGGCATCCCCTGTAAATACCCACTTAGTTGGAGGAGCAGAAGCACCACTGGATAATTGATTTACTTTATCGTCTACGTATTGTTTAGTAGTAGCATCAGCTGTAAGAGTAGGAGCACCTACATTCTTGATCTTACTACCACCAGCGTCCCAGTCTGTCCCTCCTACTTCCTTCTGCAACGACGCATCGTTTAGTTCACCTATCTCTTCGTTCAGATAACGGTTGTGCAAGTAAGCTCGATCTAGTTCTGATTCCGTTAATACCGATCCGTTCTCAAAGTCTACAAGGTCTACTCCGGGTTGACTCTTACGACGTACCCGAACAATCTGTCCAGCAGTAGCACCGCTGTTAAGTACGATCTTAGTGGATGGGGAGGTGACTAAGCTAAAAAGAGAGGACGATATAGGCGAACCATCGATTTCAACTATTACGTGTTCGTCCTCTAAATATGGAAAAGTGAAAGCAAAGTCAGTCTGTGCTGCTGTTGCTGTGTAGTCTACGTAGGTCGTTGGCATGATATTATATTATTACTTATTGAGCGAGGAGTTCAAGCACATCTTCATAAGAAGCACCTTGTTTTGATGCAGTTTTAGCTTCAATTGTTTTATCGTACATTCTTTTTACCTCAGGGAACTCTCTTAACATTTGTTCTAAAGCTTTCGATCTAAAGTTACTTAACACTCTACTTATAAGAGGCACACGGGGGCTCGTTAAACCGTTTATTGAACTAGGGTCTAAGCTTCTGTATTCCTTACTTTTTATGAGTTTTTCTAAAGTCTGCCTAAGAGATTTACCATCTACTTTTATTTCAGAATGTAACTCCATCCATCTATCATAAGCAGTGCGTCCGTCATCTCCTGTGTATCTCGTTAAATCTACTAACTGGTTTAATTTACTACTAGGTGGAGAGAAACCGTGATGTAAGTTTGCCATCTCAACTAAAACAGGATCATCCGTCTTGGTTGAAAAAGCTATAGGGTTAAATGGATTAAGAATTTGAAACGGAGGTGCTTCTATACCTTCTGCTTCGTATGGTTCTCCTAATATATTTCTTCTTACATCCACCCTATCTTGTAATCCAAATCCTACTTTTTTAAAGACTGCATCCGCTAAAGTTCTCACTTCTCTTAACTCTTGATCTCCACCAACGGATTGACCCTGATAAAAAACATTAGGAACAAAAGCTGCTGCTGTGCTTTGTAATGCTTGTGCTAGTTTCTTTTCAGGTACAACCAAAGCTTCTATGAATTTATTAATACCTGCTAGATAAGATTTGTTTGTTACGTTTCTAGCAAAGGTTATACCGATAGCAGCTACAACTCTCTCAGCTTCACTAGCGTCATAGCCATGCACAGTGTCGTCAGTAACTGTAGCCATATCCGCAAACACACCCACAATAGTAGCTAAAGGATCAAGTCGTTGATAACTTATCCAAGTATCCCCTACTTTAATACTATACGGACGATTTCCGGCAGCTTCCCACACTCTTTTCTGCCTTGCATTTAGAGGACCACCGCCTGTTATTCTATGCTTATTTGCTGCAATAGTTGTTCCTACCGTAGCTGCTAATAAAGTTCCCATCGCTAACTGCCCCCGTGCTTCCGCTCTTATTAGCGGGTCTGGGTCTTCTAGTTTCTTTATAAATAAATCTCTATTAGCAGTTAAACCCGGAAACGAAGCTTTAGCTACTGCTTCCGCTCCTACTTGAAAAGGTCTAAATAAACGACCGAAAGAAAACTTTAAGATATTCGTGGGAGTTTTTATGAAAGGTAGCACTATCCAACCTAAAGGAACGGAAGACATAAAGTCGTTTAGTTTTTGACTTATTGGTCCTAGTTCAGTTGTAAACGTACTTTCGTGTGCTGATCTTAAATTAGGTTCTACCCATTGTTCAGCGAAACGAGCTAACGCACCTTCATCGTCCCCAGCTAACCCTAAATCTCTAGCTCTTTTTAAGTTATCAGCACGAGCTTGTTCAACATGGTTAAACATAAACTCTTCCCTAGCTACACGGTCATCTGCGAAGTCTAGTTTTTTAGCAGCATCTTCCGCATCTCTTAACAGTGAAGCTTCAGAAAAATGTCTACCTGATGTAGTCACTAGCGTCTCTATTCCATTTGAAATGAATTTAGCTATATCTTCAGGTTGCGTGAGTCCTTTCTTTTCTGTGGCTTCAATCCAAAGCTGTGCCATAGCTCTTCTCCTGAACTCTAAATCTTTATACATAGAGTCCATTGAAGTCATCAATCGTGTTGGTAGCCTTAGTATATTGCCGAAGTAATCTATAGCTGTTTTTATGCCATCAGCTTCTTTTAGTATATCAGGATCACCCCTAAGCTCTCTTAATGCACTTGCAAAGTTCTCACCAGAAATAGCGTCAACAGCAGCTTCATTACCCACATCTCCACGCCATCCTGTGTTTGTATCTAATAAACCGTCTTTAGCTTTCCACGCTTTACCCATGATCTGCCATAACTCGCCTGATAAATGACCATAAGACCAAGCAGAAACAACTCCTCTTCTGACTTCAGGTTCAGCAGTTAACCAACCGCCTATATATCTTTCAAACTGTTTTATAGTGGCTGATATACTATTACCAATGACATTGACTACGTTAGTCCGTGGTCCCCACAGTAATGAATTGATATAATACTCTCTAACCATTTTAGTCAGCTTGCCTCCGTTGCTTCCTCTGACTTGTTTGTTTATAGCAGTAATAGCATTCCAAAAATCATCTCCCGCACCTTCTTTTGATAGACGTATTGAATTAACAATATCATCTATTTTCATGCCACCACGTCTTCTTAAATATTCTTGTCGTAGTTTGGTATTCTGTATTTCCTTCTGAGACAATCCAATCTTAGCTTTAAACTGAGTAGAACGTAAACCACGACCGAAACCACTAGCAATTTCAGAAACCCTAGCTTGTAAGTTAAGCTGTACATCTAAGGCACTTTTAATTTGTGCTTCTAACAATTCATCTTCTAAACCACCTTTTTTCTTTTTAGCATACTGTTCTGATAATTCTACTAACTGTATACCATTTTCGGTCATAAACCTACGCAAAGCCAACATCTTTCCAGCAGCCCTATCCAATGCAACTGGATCACTTTCAGTCGCTCTAAGTAACCCCTCTAAGGTATTACCATCAGCACCCGTAGCGTCAGCCATTTCTTCAATAGCTATCTGATTCATTTTTCCTTCAGATACAAACTGCTTTTTTCCTTCTTTTATTAAAGTTTCACCACTTTTTTCTAAACTGGTATTTAACTCCGATTGCCTAAGACCACCTTCAATTGTAGGTACAAATACTTTCTTTTTGTTACCAGCTTCGTCAGTGATTGTTTTTAACATTCTACCTGAAGCGGTGCGTTGTAAAGATTGTAACCCTCCTGTAAATAATTTATCGTCCCC